AACAATGAGCATCGTCACTAATTAGTGGTTCAGCTAGGTGCGAATTGGGATTTTAACTTTGTTCATATATGTAAAGTGCCTTGTTCACTTGCAAGTACTTGATTATAAACTTGTTCATATATGTAAAGTGATTTTGTTCAATCGCAAGTCATTGATTTTAAACTTGTTCATGTTGTTCATACGTTTTTTACATAGGGTGGGGGATTTTGCAAGAATTTTGTCCGTTCGAGATAACTCAGCAAATGCAAAGTCCACTACTTTACACAAAATCATCATTTTCCAAACCGCATACCCCCTCTCAAAAACACATGAACAATTGAACAAACTAATAATAATATAATATATATAAATATAATATATAGACAAAACAAACACTTAGCAAAACACAAACCGCCAAAATTAACCCAAATCGGTTACAGTATGTAAAGTAAGGTGGCATGAACAGCATGAACATAATAGAATCAATGACTTACAACGCTTTTTCTCCACCCTCGTTACAGTATGTAAAGTTACTAACCCAGTCATCACAAATCTACCTAAATCCTATCATCTACCGTTTTCTTAAATGACACACATCACTAACTACATCCCCTGAGAATACACACCAAACCACACCCCAAAGTAGTTACCCCAAACACTATGTTCATATGTCAAGTTATAGTATAATAGAAGTTAGATGGGAGATTAAGTGGAGTTAGCGGTAGGGGTAGTTAGCAAGGTGTTAGTTTAGTGGTTCAGCTAAGTGCGAATTGCACAGAAAGGTAGGTTGCAAAATGGAGTTAATTTTCGGAGTCAAAGCAATAAGTGACGAAAGCAATACCGAGTGGGAGTTCAGTTATGTCGGTGGTAACGGTGCTTTAAATTGTATGAACAATGCTTATATGGAGAAACTCACTAACGGTTACGGCAGCATGAAAGACGTTATGTATCGTGTAAGTATCCCATATACATCGGCAACAAAAAATCAAGTGTTCAAGACACGTGATGAAGCGTTTGGTTTTATCAATAACTTTATTAGGAGAATGGCATGAGTGCAGATGACTGGGATAGGGTAGTTGGTTGGGTAGGCGCAGTTACGTTCGTAGTTTATTTAGTTGTTTCATTTTTTGGAGGGTTTGAATCATGGGCAAGATGAAAGCATTGTGGCAAGCTGAGCAAGAAAAGAATGGTGTGATATTAGATGATGTAATAAGTGATGAAAGGTGGGCTATGCGTGATGAGTTCATGAAACAGATGAACAACGTGGCAGTTCGTGATGAGTGGGATTTGTGGTCAACACATGATGATGGCGCAATGATTAGTGATTCAGACTTAGGTGCGTTAATGGCTAAATGGGAGGATGTATGAGTAAAGATAGTTTTTGTTGTAGGCAATGCGGCGCGGCTATGGATAGTAGGCGATGGTATGCGGGCTACACATCGTGTATGTCATGTGGTGATGCACAGGCTAGTCTAGCTAGGAAGTCATGGACAGTCGCACCGATGCACAAGAGCAATTATGTTCTTATCACAAACCACGATGACCTAACTGGCATCAACAACAAAGGAGGACTAGTCAAATGAAAAACTTTGAAGCATGGAAAGGATTGAGTGTGAGAAAGGTATGTGAGTGTGGTGAACCGATAGCAATACACAATTCAAATCGTGGCATAACTGAGTGCCACGAGTGTTTAGATAAAACACGAAAAAGTGAAGCGTTAGTAAGAAAGTTTTTAGATGACCTGTTTGAATCTAACAGCGTTGAGGAATGGGAAGCAAAGCTAAATCAGTCCCCCGAAGTAGGGGAGTGGGCTGTTAAACAATTTAAGGAGAACGGTGATGGGGTATAGAAGTAGTGTGGCATACAAAATTAAATTCTTTGACATCGACACCATGCGTCTGTTTGTTACTGAGGCTAAGTCAAAAGAGGAATACAAAGAAGCGTTGAAAGATGTTGAGTGGTACAAAGCAACACAAGAGGGGCTAGAAATAAATGAGGAGAAATTGCACATTAAATTTGATGTGAGTGCGTGGAAGTGGTATGAGACTTACCCCGATGTCATGGCACATGAAGCATTATTGAACCTAGCGAAAGAGTATCGAGACGAGGCAGAAAAAGAGGTGGAGTATGCCTTTGCTCGGATAGGTGAGGAAGAGGGTGACATTGAGTCGTATGCTAGCGACAACGGATATGATTTAGTCTATGTGTCACGACAGATACTCTTTGATGATAATTAGTACATCCTCCCCCCCTGAAATACTTTAGGACATAGTGTATCTTTATATGTCAAGTTAGTGTATAATAGAAGTTAGATGGGAGAGTAAGTGGGCGTAATGGTTGTTAGAAGCAAACGTAGTATGTTAATCAATTCAGCGTTAGCTGAACTACTAATTAAGGAGAAACAAAATGGAATCACAATTCCAAATGCAAAAACCAAGTAGCATAGTTAGCCTAGCATCATCGGGCTTGTTAGTAAGTGTAGATGTTAATGTGTGGTCAGCTACCAAGCAAGACAGAGTTATCAGCGATGAAGTTACGCACTCAAAGAACGCGGACAGTAGCGCGGGGCGGTTTGTAAAGAACTTACTTGCAGATGACACGCATCACAAAAAGGTAGCGAACTATCGTCAGACTATTTACAACTGGCTCAAGCGTAGCACATACAGATGGAACAACTCGCAAGACTTACTACCTGTAATGCACCTAGAGAAGTTTAAGACTGAATACCAAGAGCATGAGGCAGAGTTTCATCGTCTGTTAGATAATTTCACGAACAACTACGCAAGTATCGTGAGTGACATGGCTTTCAAGCAAGGTGACATGTTCAATCGGAATGACTACCCAAGTGTAGATGAGGTTCGGGCTAAGTTTGGTATTAGGTTGTTTGTGGCTGAAGTGCCTAACCACGACTGGCGGTGTAGCATTAGTGATGACATCGCTGATGACTTAAAACAACAATACGAGAGGCAAGCTAGCGACATCATAACTGGCATCATGTCAGAGCAAGTCGAACGGTTGGTCGAAGTGATGGAAAGCATCGAACATTGTTGCGGTGTTTCAGTAGTTAGTGATTCAGCTAATGGTGAAGTTAAAACCAAGAAGCGCAAGATTTACGATACAACAATTGAGAAAGCGAGGGAACTATGCAAATTGTATAAAGACTTTAATCTTACCAATAACCAAGACTTGCAAGAAGCGGTTACAAGTTTAGAGAATACCCTATCGGGTGTTAATGCTGAGGTTATTCGTGAAAGCGAAGCGGTGAGAGCAAAGGTTCAAAACGATGTAAGTAACATTTTAGGTAAGTTTAAATTTTAATCAGTATCATTTATTAGTTAATTTATAGGAGATTCAAAATGGCTTCAATCAATACAACACCAACAGTAACTATCAACGAGTTACGCACTTTAATCTCAGCAATAGGTGAGGCACTAACTATAGTCGTGCAATCAGAGCCAGGCTGTGGCAAGACTTCATTGTTATCAATGCTGAAACAAGACTTAGGTGATGACTATGACTACATCTATGTAGATTGTCCTGTTAAAGATATGTCAGACATTGCAATGACAATTCCAAATCACGATACCAAAACGCTAGAGTCGTATGTCGGTAGTCTGTTCATGTTGGATAGTCCAAAACCTAAAGTCATCTTGCTTGACGAGATGATGAAATCCCCCAAGCTCTTACAGATTATCTTCACTAGATTATGTCTTGAAAGATATGTAGGTGATACCCCGTTACCTAAAGGTTCTATCGTGTTCGCAACTTCAAACAATGCAAGCGATGGTGTCGGTGATAGTATGTTAGCCCATGCGGGTAATCGTGTTTGTATCGTGCGTATGGAGAAACCAAATACTCCGTCATGGTTGGAGTGGGCGGCTGAACATGGTATCAATCCGTTAATTCGTGCGTGGGTTCATATGAATCCTAGATGTCTAGCGAGTTACTTAGATGATGGTCAAGAGGACAATCCATATATCTTTAAACCAAGCAAACCAGCTTTATCGTTTGTCAGTCCTCGTAGCCTAGCGAAGTCATCGGTCATCGTGGATATGAAAGACAAGATTGGTGACAATGCTACTATGGTTGCTTTGGCTGGGACACTAGGTGCAAGCGCGGCTGGTCAGATGTCAGCGTTCCTATCGCTAGAGAAACAACTACCCGACTTCAAGGACATCCTAGACAATCCGTCTACTATTAAAGTCCCCGATGAAATCGTAGCTACATTGATGCTTATGTTCCAAGCGACAGACTTACTATCATCGCAAGATGAACTCAGTAAGTTTATGACATTCGTTAATCGTGTAGCAAGTAGCGAGTTACAAGCGGTGTTCTTTACTATGATGATGCGTAGCAAGAATGGTGTGAAGCTAGCGCGTAACAACGAACAGATTAAGAAGTGGGCTTTAGATAACCACGACTTGTTCTAAGAAACTAACTAAGGAGAAACCAAATGGATATATCTCAAGAAACAAGACTTAAGAAAGCGCATGTCGCGCTGATGAAACATCAAGAAACATCGCTGTATTCTAGTATTTTCTTGATGGGTACGAATGTCGTAGAGGATGGAATACCTACCGCATACACCGATGGTCATAATAAAAAGTATGGTCGGGAGTTTATGGCTAAAATCAAGGATGACTCAAAGATACGAGGTCTAGTATTGCATGAGAACTTGCATGTAGCGTTGAAACATCTTATACGATTTAAGAAAGAGTTTAAGGCTAACCCACAGTTAATCAACATGGCGGCTGATTTTGTGGTCAATGATATTATTATGTCATTGAATGATAAGGGATTTTGTGAGTTACCCGATGGTGGGCTACACGAGCCTTTCTTCCATGATTGGAGTGTGCGTGAGGTATACAACTATCTACTCAAGAACGCTAAGTCTACTAAACCACCACCAAATGCTAACACACCATGTGATAAAGACAACACAGGTCAAAGCGGTGGTAGTGAAACAGGCAAGGCTGAATCACTAGGTAACGACTTCGAGGTAGATGTCAATGGCAAGAAGTATGAGAGTCATGGGTTCGATGAGCATGACTTCGAGAAAGCTATAAATGACATGACTCCCGAACAGGCACAGGAACTCAGCGATAAGATTGACAAGGCTATGCGTGAGGGTGGTATCCTAGCGGGTCGCATGGGTGCGAAAGTGCCAAGAGCAATTGGTGAGATGCTTGAGCCACAAGTCGATTGGAAAGAAGTGCTACGAGACTTTGTTACAAGTAGTAGTCGTGGGACTGATGAGTTTACATGGCGCAAGTTTAATAAGCGCATGATGGCTAATGAATTGTATATGCCAAGTGTAGAGAACGAGACAGTCGGTGAGTTAGTAGTAGCGATTGACACATCGGGGTCTATTGGAAGTAAGGAACTTACCGAGTTTGCGACAGAACTGGCATCAATATGCGATGCGGTTTCCCCAAGCAAGGTTCGTGTTTTATGGTGGGATACGCAAGTGCATGGTGAACAGGAGTTTGAGGACAACTACCAAAACATCGGTGGACTACTCAAACCGTTAGGTGGTGGTGGGACTCATGTGTCTTGTGTATCAGAGTATATATCAGCTAATAAAATCTCAGCTGAGGGAGTGATTATCTTTACTGATGGCTATGTAGAGTCAGACATCAAGTGGGATATATCTACACCAACGCTTTGGCTTGTTACTGAACGTAAAAACTTTATACCACCAGCGAGTGGCAAAGTAGTTAATAAACTTAATTAAGGAGAATCAAAATGGCTTTATCTTATGAATCATTAAAGTGGGTGCATGAAAATGTTAAACCTTACAGGGGGTCAAGTAGATACCCAACAACAAATCGGGCGCATAGCTATAAGCACTTCGTGCCAGAGATAGTAGATGGCAAGACTGAGTATCATGTCTACTATGGTAATAATTGGAGAGACATCGTTATAAATAATGCAGAGTATGACAAGCTAAATGCAAAGCAACAAAATGAATACTCAAGAAAATGGAACAGCACCACAGAGTGGACAACGTGGGAAAGAATACCAAATAAGATTGCGATTGTTCGTGATGACAACACATTTGAGTTTGTAGCTACTAGTTTACATCAAGGGATAAGACATTTTCTAACAAGGCAATTCGGTGCTTATATTTATGCAGATTGTAGGCGCGGTGGTGTTATCTATAATAAGCGGTCAGCAAATATAATTATGCCTTTGTATCAAGGCATGAAAGTAGATGATAAAACATTTAAGCCAGTCGATGACTATGAGATTATTCTAAGACGCGTCAGTCGTAAGCAAGGTAATGTTGCGCTTAAGAAGTATGAGAAATTCCTAAAACTTTCGGAGACTATGGCTAAAGCATCCGATAGAAAACAATTCTTAGTTGATATGAATGAAGAAATTAGAACGGCACTTGGTAACGAGGCTGATGCAAAATTAAATCGGTGGATTAGCCCAGCTGAGGCTGAATCACTATCTAAGGTCGCGATGGATAAAATTGACACCGATGAGTATGGTGCTATGTTGTTACTATGCTATGCGGATAACGTAGGCTGGGTGCGTAGTGCGATGGAGAAAGTGATTCAGACTAATACATGGAACGGATACTCTAGTGATAACTACACTCCCGAATCATGGTATGAACTGATGAAATCTAGATTCTCACGCAAGGTATACAAGGAAAACGATACTTTCAATAAGACAGTATATAAGTATGGTGAGACATATCCTCAGTCAACATGGGGTGTAGAAGTCTTGGTCAATGGTAAAGAAATTAATCAATATAAAGGATAGGAGATAAAGATGAAAGCATATATCTATGAAAGTGTGTGGACTCAAGAGTTGGAGGATGCTATCGAGAGTAGCCCGACTAAGCCGTTAATCATGGAGATGTTCCACAAGTTTGGTCTCAAAGCATACGCGCGATTTGTATCCGATGAGTATGGTGGTAATAAACTAGACAACGCATTTATGATGACACTCGATGGCTTCCCCTATTGTCGAGTAGATGTCAGTGAAGTTAGTAAGTTAGATGCCGATGGTAATGAAGTGTTTATACCACAGTATAGCTATCGTAGCGCATTTTATACTAAGGCTAGGTCAAGTAGTAATGGTGACAACAAAACACTATCATCTATTAAACTATCTAGCCTTATGAAAACGCTTGAGAAAAACAATGCCGTGCCTACATCAATGGAGGAACTCACAGATAAAACCGCAATAAATGGGATAATTGCACAGATAAGAAATAAGCAAGCCGTAAGGGAGACACGCAAGAATCCGTATGATGTTAATCCCGACTATATTCAAGAAGCACTGGCATCAATACTGGCTGGCGATAACACCGCTATGTCTCATGATACTCTTAACCATTGTAAATTTATACTTGACAAGTGGCAGAGAGTAGACCAAGATAACAAAACATACCAAGAGAATATGAACTCTATATTAGGTAACGAGATGCACATCTTATATACAGATAAAGCTGATGGGATTGTAGTTGGCAAAGTCAAGCTAGAGTTAAACGCAGATAAAGATAGGGTAAGGTCAGTAGATGTTGTTGAGCCATTTAGACGCTACCTTGACATACACGACTATGAAAACTTTGCAGACATCGGAGGACTACTTACTATGTTCAAAGTGCATCTAGAAGGACTAGATAGGTCAAGAATCATTAAAGACTATTTCTACTGTAAAGATGATTATCTCCCCGACTTAAATATTGCTTCATACTACACAGATGGACAATCTTACGATGGAGGTATATGGCTATGTCTACCAAATTAAAAGACACAATTATTGACATGGATAAATGGATACATGAATACTCCATGATAAACGACTTGAAAGATATTCTTGAAAGGCACGAGATAATAGGACTAAATCATATCAAGTTAGTAGACGCGGTGCTAAAGGAACAAATAATCAACACGCAAGGTATGAAACTATTTAAGAACTTATCACCTGTATTACATGAAACACTAGCAGACCATTATAGAGTGCCTATCAAGCATAAAGAACCGAGATATTCTATATATGTTAAGCCCGACTACAAGCGGATATTCCTAGAGGAGAAGCTACCACCATTTATACAAAGTAGGTTAACAATGGCTAAAGCGGCTTGCGAACGTATACTACCCGATAATGAACTGTATGAGGTTGGTATGTATATATATCGTGGTAATGGTATGGGCGATGTAGCATGGCGGGCTTCCGAGTCTATGTATATTGTAGTCATGGATAAGCACGAGTTAAATGATTTGTGTGGTGAGAAATTCTATTAGGAGATAGGTATGACATACGCAGACTTAGCTAAAGATTTTAAACAATGGTATATAAAAGTCGTTCAACGCAATGAAGGAAGTGATAATCTTGTATTACGTGACGCTATGCGCTTTTCATATGAAGCTGGATTTAGAAATGGATATGAGAGAGCCATGAGAGGAGAAATTAAATGACACCCGAAGCAAAAGTAAAAGCCAAGGTTAAGAAAGTATTAGACAAGTTAAACTGCTATTACTTCTTTCCCGCAACAGGTGGCTATGGTAGGAGTGGTGTACCCGATGTGGTTGTATGCTTTCAAGGGCATTTTATTGGTATAGAGTGTAAGGCTGGCAAAGGTAAGCTGACCGCACTACAAGAAAACGAGTTAAAGAAAATCCAATTCAACGAGGGTAGCACCGCTGTCATCAATGAGGATAACGTAGACTCGTTAGAAGAGTGGCTATACAATGAAATACAGTCATAACAAAGATATTAACTCTATGGTTAAAGAGTTACTTAGACATGGGTGGGTTGTTATCCGCAAGAACAAACACGTCAAGCTACAATCCCCAACAGGGAAGACTACAGCCGTGCCATCCACACCGAGCGATGTAAGAGCAGTATTAAATTTTAGAGCCGACATTAAAAGAATGGAACTGGCATCAACAGGAGAACAGCATGACTAGCTTATACGGCGCAGTAACATTAAGCCCAACAACTAAACAAATTAAAGACAGAGACAAAAAAGTAAAAGAAGCAATTGAATATCTTGGTGATAGATACTTATTAGCGACACCTATGGAGAAACTAAATGGGAGTACAACATGCAAGTAGAAGCGTCAATCGAAGGTCAAAACAACCGTATACGAATACTAGACTACATGGAAGGTAAAAAAGTAACTAGTAAAGAAATACAAGAAGCACTAAACCTATCTAAATGTCAGATAGACCACTTCATAAAAGTCTTGCGTAACTCTAGGCATATCTATAGGGAACGTTTAACTGGCTGTTCATATTTGTATGGGCGCACAAGTGTGGGATATATTGAAAAAAACTATTCTAAACTTTTAGACAAAGCTACAGATGAAGAACTAACAGAAGTAGATGTGGAAGACACAATTGAATTGAAACCTACAGTGCCTCATGCTCGCGTCGTTAGATTGTTAAGAAAGCCATTACCTCCAGCTCCAAAATCTAAACGTAAGAGTATGTATAGTGGGATGCAAAGTAGTATGGGGATGTTTGATGGATATTAAAATTAGTTATGATAAATGGGTGAATGGAGTAAAAGTTATGGGAAGCGGAGCAGATAAAGAATGGGAAGATGTTTTGGTAGAGCAAGAACTAACTGCTTTAGACAAACAAGAAGGTGGCAACCACTACAAGGACATGGCGATACAGCCTGTAGAGTTTATCACAGCTAATAATCTTGGGTTCTTGGAAGGCAACGTGGTGAAGTATATCTGTAGGCATCATGCTAAGAACGGGGCTGAGGATATTAAGAAGGCAATCCACTATTGCGAGATGCTATTACAAACGAAGTATAAATAATGTGGGTTCTGCTTGATGATGAAGGCGAAGTGATTAGGCGGTTTAATTACCCAGCTAAGAACGCAGTAGAGGTAGTAGAAAAGAAGTTATCGTATATGGAATTATTAGAACAACTAGGAGAATGTTTATTATGAGTGAACCACAAGGAGCGGGAGTACCGCTTACAGACGCACAGTTGCGTGAGGCATTAACTAAGATGCACGTAGGTTTAGTTACCATGCAAGAACGGCTTGATGACCACGAGAAGGTATTAGAGAAGTTACTACTTGTCATGCAAGAACTGACCGCTGGGCATGTACCTAACGGATTTAGACAACCATCAAAGGTAAATTAAAATGAAAGATAAAAAATTGTGGCTACATAAATGGATGTGGTGGAGTAAAGGCGAGTGTGTCGTTGAAGTATTAAAAACAGGACACTATCCTACATCCGCTATGGTTAGATTACCTAATGATAAAGAAATTGAAATAGACACCAACGAACTAGAGATGCCAAATGATGTATAAGGTGATTGAATATATGCTCTGTTACGCAGTGGCTTTCTTCTTAGGGTTTTTGGCTTGTGCATTGTGTGTAATGTTTATAGTGTACAACCAAATTCGAAATGCAAAAATAAAAGCCGTTAATTTAATACGCATGAAACATGCACGGAGGGATAGACGATGAGTTGGAACTATAGAGTGATGGAGTTTGAAGATGAAGTCGGAGGTAAGTATTATGAGATTAAAGAAGTCTACTATAATCGTGATGGGAGCCTTATGGGTTACTGTGACGCTAGTGTCAGTGGTGGGTCTTTTAGTGACATTATTAGCACCCTCGACATGATGAAAACAGACGCACATAAAGCCGTACTTAAACCTAGTGACTTTGAAGGAGAGCAAGATGATGAATCCACCGAAATGGATGAAACAAAGGTAACATCCACCACAACATCCACAAAAATGGATGAAACTGAAGACCCGTTGTGTAAAATATGTGGTAAAGTTCTAGGTAGTACTAAAGAATGTGCATGGACAGGATGCCCACTTAATTGGGGCGATGAAGCCTCAGAAAAAAGGCAAGACATCATCGGGCAGAATGGTAACGTAGGATATGGGGAAGAATAGTAATGGCTGATGAAGCAGATTTAGCGCAATCGCATTTAGAAGCGGAAGATATTATCCGTAGGAAGTACACAAAGAAGCCAGCGTTAGAAGCTGAACCAACAGGCGAGTGCTTAAACTGCTACGAACCCGTGTCTCTCGGCATGAGGTGGTGTGATAAAGACTGCCAAGATGATTGGCAAAAACGGAGAGCAAGATGAACATAGTCACGTTAGACTTTGAGACATACTACGCTCAAAACTTTTCCCTAACAAAACTAACTACTGAGGAATATATCAGAAGCCACCAATTCCAAGTCATCGGAGTGGCGGTTAAAGTTAATGACGGTGAGACTATATGGGCTAGTGGTGGTCGTGAAGTTAAATTACTACTAGAGACAATTGATTGGTCAGATGCTATGGTGCTATGCCATAACACACTATTCGATGGCGCTATTTTGTCGTTTAGATATGACATTGTTCCAGCTGTATATTTAGATACTCTAAGCATGGCTCGCGCTATACACGGTGTAGATGCGGGCGGCTCACTAAAAGTTTTAGCTGAACGATACAATATTGGTGTCAAAGGCGAGGAAGTTATCGAGGCTAAAGGTAAACGCTTAGAAGACTTTGACCCTAAAGACTTAAAACAGTATGGCGAGTATTGTAAGAATGACGTTAAGCTAACCTATGATTTATTTAATATTTTAGCGAAAGACTTTCCATTCAACGAACTTAAGCTAATAGATATGACAATCCGTATGTTCACTCAGCCTAAGCTTGAGGTGGATGATGCGATGCTTGTTGAACGGCTAGAGGAAGTACAGGAAGAAAAGACTCAGTTGCTACAAAGTTTGATGGTTAAATTAAACTGCGACAACGAAGAAGACGTACGTAAGAAGTTGGCTAGTAACCCGCAGTTCGCTGGGGTACTATTAGAGTTCGGTGTTGAACCACCAATGAAAGAGAGTAAGGCAACAGGAAAACAGACGTACGCACTTGCAAAGAATGATGAAGGTTTTATAGAGTTAACCGAACATGAAGACCCATTTATTCAAATGCTTTGTGCTGTACGTCTTGGTACTAAGTCTACCATTGAAGAATCTCGTATACAACGTTTTCTTAGTATTGGTTCCCGGAATAAAGGTAAGTTACCTATCCCATTAAAATATTATGGCGCACACACAGGGAGGTGGGCTGGTAGTGACAAGGTTAACTTTCAAAACTTACCTAGTCGGGATAAGAAAAAGAAGGCTCTTAAAAACGCAGTAGTTGCACCCGAAGGATACCAAGTAATTAATTGTGACTCTTCTCAGATTGAGGCGCGGGTACTTGTATGGCTTGCAGGGCAAGATGAAGTAATTAAACAGTTTGCTAATGGCGACGATGTTTACAGCGTATTTGCATCTAAAGTTTATGACCGCCCAATAACTAAGAAAGACCCAGTTGAACGCTTTGTTGGTAAGACTTGTGTACTAGGTCTAGGCTATGGCACAGGGTGGGCGAAGCTACAACACACTCTTAAAACACAACCACCAAGCGCAGTGCTAACAGAAGATGAATGTCGCAACCTAGTTGATATCTATCGTGAATTAAACGATAAGGTGATAGAACTCTGGGCGGAATGTGATAGCGTACTAGGCGACTTAGCTGACTGGCCTCCTAATAAGAAACCCTATTGGCTAGGTAAGAATAATTGCTTGTTCGTAACTCCGAAAGGCATAAGGCTTCCCAATGGCTTATATATAACCTACCCACAGTTACATTGGGACACATCAGAGACACGAGGTAAGTATAAATATAAATCACGCAAAGGCACGGTGTCTATATGGGGTGGCTCGGTAGTAGAGAACGTGGTGCAAGCATTAGCTAGGATTATCGTAGGCGAACAGATGATTAAAGTTAATGATATATACCCAGTAGTCCTAACAGTACATGATGCGGCAGTGTGTGTAGTACCAACAGATGTAGCTAGTAGCGCATTAGAGTCAATTATGAGTATAATGAGTGAACCGCCCGAATGGGGAAAAGACTTACCTATTTCCTGTGAAGGCAAATATGCCCCTAGCTACGGAGAATGTTAATGGAATTTACTTGGTCGTACTCATCACTAAAGCAGTATCTTAATTGCCCTAAACAGTATCAAGAAATTAAAGTATTAAAGAACTTTGAATCATCAGACACACCGCAAACTATATACGGTAGAGAAGTACATAAAGCTTTAGAGGATTATGTTCGTGACAGTATTCCTCTAGCGAAGAATTATCAAGGCTTCAAAGGTGTAGTAGATGAATTGATTGCTATCAAGGGCGATAAATATTGCGAGCATGAGATGGCACTTGGTAAAGACAGGCAACCATGTGAGTTTAACGACGAGAATAGGTGGGTGCGGGGTGTTGTCGACTTACTTATTGTTGATGGAGACACCGCGTATATCATTGACTACAAGACAGGCAGTGATAAATATGCCGACTCCACTCAACTACGTCTTATGGCGTTAATGACCTTTGCTCATTTTCCCGAAGTAAACCATATAAAAGGTGGGCTGTTATTTATATTAAAGAACAGTTTTATCTCAGAAGAGTATAATAGAAGTGAGATTGATAAATCGTGGGAACATTTTTTACCATCACTTGAACGTTTAGATATGTCATATGAGTCGGGTAAATGGATGGCTAACCCCACCCCATTATGCAGGTACTGCCCAGTGCATAGCTGTGAGTTTAATAAAGGATAGACGATGGCTTACGTAAACAAACCAAGACCGTATAAAAAAGAATACGAGCAACAAAAAGAACGTGGAGAACTTGAGCGTCGCATGGAAAGACAACGTGGTCGCCGTGCTATTGATAAACGTGATACAGGTACTGTCACTAAGAAATCTCCTAAACGTGATGGCAAAGATGTAGCGCATGTAGTAGCACTAGATAAAGGCGGCGGTAATAAAAACGGTCTACGTATTGAATCCGCCTCAAAGAATCGCTCATTTAAACGTGACTCACAAGGCAATCTAGTTTCAGAAACAAGTAAAAAAGAATCCAAAAAGAAGTAAAGTATTATTTGACATTCCACACTCTTCTGTGATATCTTAGACCCTAGTCACTATAGTTAGGGTCAGTATGGAATTAGTAGATAACACAGTATTAAAAATCACCGTGCCTAAGCACATAGTACCTCACATCACTACTAACATTGAGAGAAGTGAAATAATTGAGTGGCGCGGTGATATAGCGGAAATGGCGGTCTATTGGGGCTTAGAAGAAATGACTAGGCTTAATGAGATTATTTCATTCCGTGAAAACCTACCCTCCCCCATCGCTAGAGACTATAAATGGCCTGGCCTCTATACTCCGTTTGACCATCAGAGAACAACAGCTGAGTTTCTTTCAGTATATCGCAGAGCATTTTGTTTTAACGAAGCTGGTACAGGCAAGACTTCATCAGTAATATGGGCGGCAGACTACCTAATGGAACACAGCAATGTTAAGCGTGTGCTAATTGTATGCCCACTATCTATTATGGACTCAGCTTGGAAAGCGGATATATTCAAAACGGCAATGCACCGCACAGTAGCAATTGCACACGGCACGGCAGATAAACGCGAAAAGATTATTAGAGGCGAGTATGAGTTTGTAATTATTAACTATGATGGTGTTGGTGTAGTTAGAGACGCTATCGCTGAAGAATGTTTTGATTTAATCGTAATTGACGAAGCTAATGCTTATAAGACAACCAGCACATCTCGCTGGAAAACGTTAGCTAAAATACTAAAACCATCAACTCGTCTTTGGATGCTAACTGGAACACCCGCGTCACAATCCCCTTTAGATGCATACGGCCTAGCTAGGCTAGTCAGCCCCGATAGAGTTCCTAAGTTCGCCAATGCATGGCGTGATAAAGTCATGAACCAACTCTCCCGCTTCAAGTGGGTACCAAAGTCAACTTCAAAAGATGATGTATTTAAAGCCCTTCAACCAGCTATAAGGTTTGCTAAAAATGATTGCCTCGACTTACCCGAAGTTATGTATCAAACGAGAGATATCCCGCTTACTCCTCAAGCGCAAAAATACTATAAAGCCCTCAAGGACAATTTCCTTATCCAAGCAGCAGGCGAACAGATTACTGCGGTCAATGCAGCCTCAAACCTTAATAAACTCTTACAATTATCAGGCGGTGCCATCTATACGGACAAGAAAGATATTGTTGAGTTTGATGTATCACCTCGTTTTGCGGCGCTCCACGAAGTCTTGGAAGAAACAGAACATAAGGTCATTATTTTCGTGCCGTACAGGCACACTATAAATATGGTGTCTAATAATTTAATTAAACATGGTATCTCTCATGCAATTATTAACGGCGACGTATCAGCAAATGACCGCGCTACTATTATTAGAAACTTTCAGACAATGCCAGACCCGCATGTGCTGGTAATTCAACCTCAATCGGCATCGCACGGTGTGACGCTAACTGCGGCAAATACGGTGGTCTTTTGGTCGCCTGTTATGAGTGTAGAAACATATTTACAATGTATCGCTCGTATTGATAGGTATGGGCAGAAAAATAAAATGACAGTTGTACATTTACAGGGTTCAGATGTTGAGCGTAAAATGTATAAGATGTTGCAAGGGAAAGTCGATATGCATACTAAGCTTGTCGATTTGTATAGGGAAGAGTTGGATTCTTAAATTTTGGAGAAATGTAATGGAAGATGAAAAAATTGAATTAGATGAATTAGTAAAAATATACTTGACAATAAGACGTGAACGTGAAATACTAGCCCAACAGTTTGAAGCTAAGGATGCTGAGTTAAAAAGCGAAATGGCTTCTATTGAGCACGTAATGTTAGCCGAGTGTAATAGCATCAATGCTGAAAGTATTAAGACAGGCAACGGTACTATTATTAAGTCTCTTAAAGAAAGTTTTGTGTGTGGTGATTGGGATAATTTTAAGACTTTTATCCTTGAAAATCAGGCAGTTGAGTTACTGCAACAACGTATCCATCAGTCTAATTTCAAAGAGTTTTTATCTCAGCACGAGCATGATGGCTTACCCCCAGGGATTAACGTATTACGTGAGTTTAATATTGTTGTGCGGAAGCCAACAATCAAATCAGTTTAATTTAGTGAGGATATTATGAGTACAGATTTAGCAAATATTTTAGCAAGTAACCCAGCGCTTATTGAAACAGGTCTAGACGAAGACACGCTTGCCGTAGCTGGTGGTAGTGGTAATCAGACTAAGCGTTTATCAATTAAAGGCGGTGTATTCCGCAAAATGTCTGGTGGTAAAGAAATCGGTGCTATTGAAGACCGCCACATGAACGTGATTATTGTTAAGATGGCACATAGTGCATCTCGTACATTTTATTCACAGGGATACAAAGAAGGTGAAAAGGTTAGTCCAGTATGTTGGTCTAATGATTCTCGTATACCAGATGCAGAAGTAAAATCACCACAAGCGGCATCATGTGAAACTTGTCAATTTAGCGCTAAAGGTTCTGGTGCTAATGGTACTGGCACTGCTTGTCGTTTGTCATGGCGTGCGGCTGTTGTTTTACCTAATGACCCAGCTGGCGATGTTATGCAGTTAGTTCTTCCAGCTACATCATGTTTTGGTAAAGAGGACAATGGTAAATTCCCATTCCGCCCATATATTCAAACACTTGCAAACCACAATGTAAGTGCTGGTCGTATCATTACGCGTATGCAGTTTGATACAAAATCACCAACACCTAAAGTATTGTTTTCACCAGCTGGTGCAGTAGACCCTAACGATAAAGAAACTATTTTACGTCAGTCTAAAAGTCATGCGGCAGAACAAGCTATTAAACTTACTGTTTTCCAAGCAGATAGTACAGACGTAGCGGAGTCAGAAGAATTTGCGCCAGCTACAAATAGTGCACCAAAAGCAGAATTTTCAGAGCCAACTCTACAAGCATCAGAACAGTCAAAAGCTGAAAAAGTAAACGATATTAAAGATGTCGTTAATAAATGGTCAAAGAAATAAGGGAGTAGGAAATGCCACGGAATTACAGTGAAGAATTTTTAATTGAGGTGCATCACTTAGATGCAGAACGTCTTGGTGTTCAATTTGCTAAGGTTTGTATCAAAGCTAATTTGCCAGCTATGTATGTGGCTAATGCTTTAGGTGTGTCTCGCATGACAGTCTACAGCTGGTTTCGTGGTAAACCTTTACGGGATAAAAACGCTACTCTTGTTAAGTCATTTATGAAATTAATAAATGAAGCTATGACTATAGGAGCCCTACCAGCGCCTACTTTTGTTAAAGCTAAAGAGTTTGTAGTATTAAGCACAGATAAACTGCGCCCGCAGACTAACGTTAGCTAGAACGTTGCCCTCGAAATACTAGCCAGTGGGGGTGCAAAGCCCCCTTTTTATTCCCCAAAATTATGAGTTGCGCATATGCTAAGAAAATTCTACGAAAAAGTATTGCCATCGCAAGGTGTATATTGTGTAACTGGTATCGACACCTCAGTTGAGCCATCAAAAGTTAAAAACAATTTCTGTGACAGTCTTGAAGATATGTTTGAGACAATGGAAAAGGTTAAAGCTAAGAACCAAAATACATTTGTTGCGTTAAGCACGTTTGATGGGTATAGCCGTAAAGCTGAAAACGCTATATTCTCCAAATCGTTTTTCATTGACCTTGATGTTGGTGAAACAAAAGACTATCAATCCAAAGAAGAAGCGTCACGTGCACTTGACGACTTTATTACTATTACTGAACTACCAGAACCTGTACGTGTTGACTCTGGTCGTGGTATCCATGCTTACTGGCCTTTAGATATTGATGTGCCAATTGATGAGTGGAAACCCTACGCAGAAAAGTTTAAATCTTTATGTATGGATAACGGGTTAAAGATTGACCCAGTAGTAACCGCTGACGCGGCGCGTATATTACGTGCTCCCGAATCTTTTAACTACAAAGAAGACCCGCCGCTACCTACGTTTGTAATTAGCGAAGACATTAGCGTATTCTCATTTGAGGAATTTAAAAGTTTCTTAGGTGAGATTGAGCAGTCATTCGATGAAATCTTAGCATCATTACCAAAGGGTGATTTGACTGACGAACAGAAGTCGATGCTAAAGAAAGATAATTTTGAAACGACGTTTGAGCGTATTGCTATAAGAAGCCTAGAGGGTGACGGGTGCGCACAAATTGCTGAAGTACTAACAAACCCTAATGGCATTAGCTACGATACATGGGTTGGTGCATTATCTATTGCAGTTAAATGCGACGATGGCGAGACAGCCATACATAAAATGTCGGAAGACTACGAAGGATACACATATGAAGCCACAGTTAAGAAAGCCTACCATAGTGGCATTGAAGGCGCTAGAAGGTGCGAAACATTCGCAAGAGAAAACCCATCAAAGTGCGAGGGATGTAAACATAGAGGAACTATCAGTTCCCCAATTCAACTTGGAAAAGCCCTTAGAATCGCGGTCGCTCCAACTGAAAAAACCGAGGGGTCTTTACGGACACCGCAGAGTACCTTTACGCTTCCAGAGGCAATCTACCCATTTACAAAAGGGGTCTTAGGCGGAATTTATTATATTCCAGCTTCAACAGTAAATAAAAAAACAGGCGAAGTAACTCACAATGACCCAGTATTAATTTCGCAGTATGACTTGTATCCTCTCAAGCGGATTTATAGTTTAGGTGAAGGTGAGTGTTTGTATATGAGGGCACACTTGCCAAATGATGCGGTGAGAGAATTTATGATGCCTATGAAGCACATCTATTCACTAGAGAAGTTTAAAGAGATTATGACAAGTAACGGGGTTTTATTTAATCCGTTAGGGAATGGAGTACAGTATTTAATGAGCTATATATACAAATGGGGTGCGTATTTAATTGATACTCAGTCAGCAGAAATTATGCGTACTCAAATGGGTTGGACTGATGATGATAAGCGAGAATCGTTCGTTTGCGGTCAAAAAGAGTACGTAAAGGGCGGAAAAATAATTGATGCCCCTATATCTAGCCTATGCCGCCCAGTGTCTAAAATCTTAAAGACACGTGGTTCCTATGAACAGTGGAAGGAGTCATGTAATAAACTATCTAATGAAAGTATGGAGATTCATGCGTTCACTTTACTATGTGGTTTTGGTTCTGTGTTAATGAATTATACTTCAACTCCTGGGGTTACCTTAGCTTTAACTGGTAAGTCGGGTTCGGCAAAGACAGGTGCATTGTACGCGGCATTAAGTGTTTGGGGTGACCCAAAGGCTATGTCAATTGCAACTAACGAAGGCGCTACCGCAAATGCTTTAGTAGGTCGGTATACTACATTGCATAATATTCCATTCGGTGTTGATGAGATTGGTAACATTAAACCAGAAATTTTGTCGCAACTAATACTTAAGATTTCATCAGGTAAAGCCAAAGCAAAAATGCAAGGGTCTATAAACGCTGAACGCGAGGTAGAAGAATCTGCATCATTGATTGGAATCATGACTGCTAATGGAGAATTGTACGACAAGCTTGGTACTATCAAGAAAAACCCAGAAGGTGAGGTAGCACGTTTGATTGAACTTAAGATGCTAGGTGTACCTAAATTTCTAGAAGAAAATACTGCTGAAGGTCCAGCTATTTTTGATACATTAACTTTTAATTATGGGTTTGCTGGCCCCGACTTTATTCAGCACGCTATCGAGTATACAGAAGTAGAAATGAAAAGTTTTATCGGTGAATGGATTAGAAGGTTTAAAGGAGACTTTGGCGACTATATGCCGTATCGTTACTATGAAAATATTATGGGTGTTGCTATGACAGCGGGTGAATTGCTAGCTAAGCATGATATTTTGCATCTGCCACTAGAGCGCATATTTAGAGTTATTACAGGGCACTTTATCGGTATTAAAGATGGCACTGTTAAGATTAGTGATGTTGACTATGAAAGTATTTTAGGTGGATTCATAAATGCCAATCAAGGTTGTATGCTTGCAATTAAAGATGGCAAAGTATCAATGGAGCCTCGTAACGCTTTTCTCATTCGCGCTGATGTAGACAAATCTTTACTCAGTATAAGCGTAGGAGAATTTAATAAATACTTATCCGATATGCAAGTCAGTTCACGAGAATTAATACATAACTTAAAGACTTTAGGCATATCTACAGTCAAAAAACGTGTGCGTATGGGCGTTGGCTGGAAAGATGCAACTGCGGAATATAACGTATTTTGTTATCAGTTTGACTCAACAAATATGGTAAAAGATATAGTACCTAAAAATGATTAATGAGCCTGAATGGATATTTCCCTTCAATGCACTAGATGTGGGAGAAAGTTTTTTCATACCAACTTTAAAACCAGCAAACTTAGTCTATATGATTGAAACAGGGGCTAAGCGTGCTGGAGTTAGAGTTAAAACATTTATTACCCATAAAGACGGCATGATGGGGGTTAGGACTTGGCGGGTTCGTTAGCGTTCCCGTTTGTCATTAGGGTTCTGTAAATCATCATCTAAAGCTTTATAGTTATTTACTAGTTGGGCTTTTAATACGCGTTGATTATATTTATTATTTTTAATGAACATCTCTATATTTTTCACTATAGTTAGAGTTTCTTAACATAGTTTGTTCTTCTCGGAATTTTTTAAGAGTTCCGTTTTTATCTTTTTCATATTCTTCAACAAGTGCTTTAGTAAATGGGTTTTCAACATCATACGTAGCTAATTTACCTTTTGATTCCGCTAATTCTCTAGCTTGACCTTTTTTTAGAATTTTTTGTTCTACACGATGGTATTCTTGAGAGTATGGGTCACCACGAGTACCAACAAGGCTATTGAGCACAATGGTATCAGTCTTCAAACTAAACTCTTTATCGTCACCTGATAATTTAGCCATATCAGTCATATTTTGTCCCAAGTTAGCGATACCTGCTGCATAACTATTAGCAAAGAAAAACAAAGAATCAGGGCTAATATCTACAGCCCCATTACTAACATCATATAGATTCTCTGAAACCCATTTGTATTGGGATGGAACTGCACCACTACCTGAATACGCATCGGGAAGTTTACCATTTTGTAACCTAAGAATATTTTGACCGAGACCGTTAACGTTTGCTATATACTCAACAATTGGTTTACCTATAGATGGAAAAATCGTATCTAGAACAGCTGTAAAAAACTTAGCTGGCGTCTCGTTAAACGGAATCCGGCTTGCTGCTATAGGTAAGTTATAGTCCATACTAATTGTAGCTATGTTACTTAAAAACTGACTTAGTGATTGGTTCCCTGACTGCAAGATAGCTACTTGTGCGCCAACAGCCGCAAGTTGACCGTACCCATAACCATAAGGAACTTGTGCCATAAAATCGCTATCTGGAATCGGTATACGGAAATTACGAATCCATCTTGAAGCATCATCCATAGAGACAATATTATTGCCTTGGTCATCATCGCCTGAACCGCCCAAGATTGCCATATAACCTATATAACCCATACCTGCCATAGCACCCATCAAGATACGAGACCGAACTTGCCTTTCTCTATACTCTTTTTCAGCGGCTTTTTTGGCAACAGGGTCTTTTTTAATGTTCTCTGGCATTTCTTCAATTGCACGTTCTAAAGCCCCCGGCATCCCGTAACTAAATGAGTCAAACCCACGAACTGCACCTGTTGAAGAGGCGCGAGAAAACTCATATAAGGAACCCATTTCCCTACCAAGTTTGCCCGATAATTCAAAGTTAGATAAGTTTTTAGTATACGAACCAGCGGCATTAATTGCTTCTTTTTCAGTAAAGCCTTTAGACATATAGTCATCACGTAAAGCTTCAAACGCTGACACTTTAGTTACGTTTTCAAAAGCATTAAAGTAAAACTCGTACGCAGAACGAATCATATCTCTAGCAGCTTCAACATTTCCCCTATCAATAGTTTTTTGTTGCGCCCTTGCTTGATTTAAAACAGAAGCGCCTTGTAAGTTAGAAACAATATAGCCATTCACCGCCATTTGATAAAATGCTTTATTGTAATCACTTTTTTTAGCCCTTTTTGCAAGAGTTTCAAAATCACCTTTTTGGTAGTATCGCATATTAATTGCTGCACTAGCCATACCACCGCCCATAATAGTATCAAGTGTACTATAGTACATCATATTATATAAATACTTACCTGATTTAGTAGCACCTTTGTCTACAAACATATAACCTAAGTTAGTCAAAAAGTCTTTAACCATGTTAACAGGAGCAAAACTAAAGTTATACAATGTATGCCCAGCAGCAATTGTACGGGTAACATAACTCATACCAGTATAAAATTTATCCATCCCCTCACCGTACTGTCTATATGCCGGACGTAACGAAGAAGCAATTTCTGGCTCAAGATACATTACTAAAATATCACCATTAGGTTGATATAAAAATACACTATTATTTTTTTGTAATTCAGCTTTAGTTAGGGCAGTGCCTTTGTCTGCAAACTTAATTAACTTACTTTTAGCTGCAGTTTTATAGTGACCTTGGTCTATGTTGTTACTTACAGCGCGAGCAACTTGATTATATGGAACTTGGAACGCAGCTTTTTTAGCATCAACAATAGTTTGATGAATAGGGTCTGTAGCTTGCGACGTACGACCGCCAGTTTCTGCTTGAAACGCATGGTAATCTTGGCTTGTTCTATCATCATCATTAGTATAAAAACTAGATTGCATTTCATCAGCTAATTCAGGTTTACCTTTAAATGGAATATAGTGTTTAAACCCGTAGAATGCTACACGGTTGCTAACAGGCTGCGACCAATAATTACCTTCTTTGTTAAGCGCAATAGTTTCTTTTTGAATTTTTTCTATTAAATCTGTAACAGCCATAACCTTATCTTTTAGCCTATCAGCTTCAAGTGCCTGACGAGAATTATCAACAGACTCCGCTGTAAGTCCGTTAGTTACCATATAAGCATCTTTTACTGAACCATCAGGTTGCTCTATACCGTTTTCCTCAAACAGTTGAGGTTCTTTTAATTGTCTAGCATAATCAATATTGGCTTTGTTTAAAGTACCAGCACGCTCATCACGTTTGTTAGATGCTAAATTACCTTTATTAGTAAATATAATTCCGTCTAATACCTTACGTAGTTGTTCAGCTTGCGCTTCTGTAGTTGAAGGTAAATCAAGCATGCTAATAATAAAGTCACGGAAATCGGCAGGGGATTTAGTAACGTTGTTAATAGTAATTGTAAAATCTTTTCTTAGTGGTACGCGTTTAACAAATAACCAACGGCGACGATAAGGCTCAGCAAGACCTGTTAGATATACAGTTACTTTTTTAATAGTGCTATCTAAATCACCGTACCCTTTTTTACCCATTAATTTTTTAATAGCTGTATCTAATTTAGCTTCTAAAGGCCCAATCTTTTCATTAAATAAAGCAGTAGCATTTGCAGCGGCTCTTGTGGCTAGTTCATATGTATTATTAAAAAATGTTTTACCAAACCTATCTGGACGTTGGTCACGAATAAGTTGATTAGTACTAAAATTAGGTGCACCAACAATACCTTCACCTGCAAGTTCTTTGTATCTATCCCTCCGCATTAACGGTGCCATTTGACTTTGGAATAGGTCAATAGATTTACGCAATGTTTTAATAGGGTGACGTACTGGATAACTAATAAATTTAGCGGATTCAACAGCCCAATTCTTTTTATTAACACCTGTACTAACATTTTCTTCTTGTTCTTCAACTGTTTGAGCTTTAAACGTTTTTTGTGGTTTTTTAGCTTTGGCTGGCAACGGTTCTACTTGAGTACCGACTTGAGGTGCAGAAAGAATAGTGTCAAAAATCCTAGCTACTTCAAGCAACGCATTGCCCTCATAGCCTTTTTTAACCCCCATCTGCACACGTTCTTTTTGTTCTACAGTAGTAGTTTTTTGCTCTTGAGTAGTGGTTTTTGGTTTGCCTTTTTGCGCCGCTTTCTCAGCAGCTTTGCGCTTAGTAATTTCTTGTTTAGTACGGGCTGCAATTAGTCTATTAAGTGCTTTAAGCTCAGCACCTGAAGTAACATCAAGTTCACCTTCTTGGACAAGTTGTGAGTAAATATTATTAAATATTTCTGTTTCTTCAGCAGTTTTAACTTGTTCTGCTAAGCGCACTAAAGCTTCTTCACGGGCATCAACGTCTTCGGTCATAAGGTCTTTAATTTCAACTACCTTGTAGACTGAGTCAGCAGACTTAGTGGTTAGACCTTCTCTACTTAGAATTGCATATACATCTGGGTCAACACCAAGTTCTTCGAGTACTGTACTGCCACGAACATTATTACTAGTGCGAACAAACAAGACGCCATATAGTTTACCCATAGCTTGAGTAAATTGGTCCCAAAGTTTGTAGGTCAATGAACCATGTTCAGTACTCTTAGCGGTATACTTAGACAGACTACGTGCCTGTATGTTAGCCAATGCATTTTGGAATGTAGAGTCAGTCATCGCATAAGCAATAAACTCGTATTCATTTTCAAACGCATTTTTAAATTTGCCTGATAGACGTGGCTTAGCAAACTCGTAAATTTTAAGTAAGTGCTCAACTGCTTCACGTTGTTGTTTGTTTAATGTCTGTGGGTCTGCTTTATAACGAGCAATAAGTTTAACTGTACCGGCATGCACAATTTCGTGTAGCACAGTAACTTCATCCAAGCCTTCTGGAGTAAAGTAAAACGTATCAGTCTTAGGGTCGTACTCAGCCAACTTGCCTTCTTGTTGGAGACGTAAGATTGTGTAGTCATCTGGGTCAACGACAACTTTAGAATTAAATTCAACTTTATTTAATGCAGCAGCTAAGTTCTTATATACCGCAGCTGTAGTTTTTTTATGTAGTCTAGCTAAGTACATGCCAAGCTCACCAACACCAAACTTACCTGTGATGGTCATACGTTCTTTAAATACAGCACCTTTAGCAGTGGCAGCTAACCTTCTAAGCACTGCATTAATATGTCCGTCTGCTAATAAATCAGTTGTCTCTTCATCTAGTGGAGTACTTGTACCAAGCCTGCGGTCTGTTTTTTCACGGTCAGCTTTAAGACGCTCTTTAATTGTTGCTGAAGACTCTTCTGTTTGAGCTTTATGTTTAGCTTCTTGAATTTCTTGGTATGATTTACCCCTAAAAGCTACGCCAGTTTTTTCAAGATGCTCGGCTACTTTTTCAAATGCATTATGTAATTGACGTGCACTTGGTTTACCTCCGCCTAAAGCATCACTAAATATGCGTTTGCCATCTTCAGATAAATCAGTCCAAGCAGGTAACTCAATGTTATGTCCAGCTGGAGATTCAGCAGCTACGCGGTTCTCTTCGTATACAGGGGCGCGTACGTCATGCACACTTTCTGGTTCTTCATCTTGTGAATCAATAGCTTGGTCTATTAGTTTCTTAGCACGTTTGTCGCCTACATTAAATTGAGTTTGTATATCTTCTAAATTAGCATCAGGGTTGTTATTTAAAAACTCAACTACTTGAGGTAACATACGGTCATTTTGAGCCTTACCTGTAAATTCACGAATTTCATCTTTAGTGTATCTACCAGACCCAATGACATTACCTTCTCTATCATTATATAAATTACTGATACGTTCTTCTTCGTTCTGGGCCTGACGCTCAGTACGGAAATCTGCTTCGCTAGCAAACTCCCCTGCTTCTTGTTCAGCTTTGCTAGCTAGACGTTGTTTTTCAGATGAGCGAGCACTCATCATTGCAGTGCTGTGTGCCTTTAGAATACCTTTTTCATCTAAGTAATCTTCAATGTTTAAACCAATATCTACTAGTTGTTGACGTACATACTCTACAGCGTCTTCTATTTTATAGTAACCTAGTTCAACCGCATCAAAAATTAAACCCGCAATTTCTTTTTTAACATCAATCTCTTCTTCAGGAATGATATTACTACGTCCAGTTTTAGCAGCGGCAGCAGCCAGTTTACCTAGACGACCCTTAGCACGTTCAACAACAATTTGTTTTTTATCTTTTGGCGCAGCTTCCTCTTCTTCAACTACCTCTTCTGTTTTAAGCGTAGTATCAACAGCGGCTTCTTCCGTTGTAGGGGTTTCTTCTTGTTCTTCTTCAGTTTTAGCTGGCTCTACTTCTAACTTATTAGCTTCTTTTATTTCTGATTCTGTAAACCCAGAAGAAGGTGTAACTGGAGGTAACCCTGCAATAGTTTCGTTAATGTCTTTTAGTAATTTTTTATTTGCATTGGTTTTATTTGTAATCATCCTTTGATTACCGCCCGCAGCAATTTCTTCTTGGCGTTTATTGTACTGCTCTATTTTTGTTATAAGTTCTGGTGTTGCATTTTCTGGTGCTGTTAATGGAGTTGGTTGTGCATTCTTTCCTTCTTCAGTTGTTCCAACATCACTCCCAGCCCCATCCATTCCAGTTCCGACATCTCCGGTATTTTGTGTAGTAGCTCCATCGACGGGTTTTCCAGGTACTGTAGTGCTAGCTCCAGGTCCAAAAGTTTGAGGTCCTCCTGCATTAGTTGCTTCTCCTGCTTCGACTAATTTGTTTAAGTTATCTTCTGTAGACGTTACAACTTTTGGTTGACCAGCTGTTTTCTTGGCTTGTTTAGCATTTTGTTTATCAAGCTCAGCTTGCTGAGTAGCTAGCATCGCATCGCGTGCCGTTTCGGCTTCTTTTTGAGCTTTAGCGGTTGTAATAGCATTATTTGTTCTAGCTTGTTCAGTAAACCCTGCAAAGCCGCCCATAGGTAATGCAGCAATAAACCCTTGAGCCATAGCTTCAGCAACACCTTCATCCCAAGGTTTACCCATTGCTAAGTTACGTGCTACTTGTTCTTGACCTGATTGAGGTACTTCTTCAATAGTTGATTCTACTAAACTAGATTTAAATCCATTAACAAGTTTACTTCTAGTCTCTGCACTAATTTCTCTACTAGCACCAGCCATAGCAATTTCTTCAAGGTCTGACGCACCAATGTTACGTGCTACTTTATTACCTATTACGCCAAACATACCAGTTAATAGACCACTGACTCCAGATATTGCAGCTTGTCTAGTGTCTACAGGTTTGCCTTGTTCTTGTGAAATACCTGCGGCAGTTAATGTACCTGACTGTAAACCTTCCCCTGCACCTACTGCATAGGCATTACTTAGGCCGGTATTACTCGCTTTTTGCATAGGACCAGCAGCGCCAGTAAATGTTTTTGTACCCATTAAAGGCTTAGCTAATTTAGAACCAACCAACATATTAGGTAATGATTCTTCAATAATGTCAAACGCCGCTCTTGGATTTGCTAAATGCCCGTATACAGTCTGTCCAGCACGAGTAAAAAACCCAGCATTAGGGTCTACAGCTTCATCGGCTTTTTGTTTTGAATACTGTAACGCTTGAGATTTATACGGGTCAAGTGACTCACGCATACCTTTTAACCGATTTAACGTTTGCATTTCAGCGTCTTGTACGTTAAATTTTTCTCCTGATATTCCAGAAACACCAGCTTCTAAAGCTTTTTCACCCAAACTCATTATAGGGCTTAATAGTTTTGCATTAGTATCTAAAGCGTATGGGTTTGCGTCTTTTCCAGCACGACGAAGTTGATTCATACCTACAAACGACTCAGGTATATGTGTTGCGCCTTGAAGAAGGGCTAATGGAGCATCTTGAAGTACTGTGGTTAACGGATTGTATTTTTGTAGAAGAGTAGGTTCTTCAACACGTTCTTTAGACTCAGCCCTTTTAACTACATCTTTTTCAGACGTAGCTTCTTTAACCGCTGGTTTTTCAGACGAAGCGCTACTACGAATAGATGAGCCAATTTCATCAATTTCTGCTTCAGATAAAGTACCATCTGTTTTAACCCGTTTACCTTCAATAATATAGGTAGGCATAATTTCCTTATTCTATGCTATACGACGTACCAGCTTTAGTTTTTTTAGTAGTGCCTACATTAGCCCCTGCATTAGCCCCGGCATTAGCTTGAGTAGTTGATGCGTTTAAAAACTCAAGTGGGTTTTTGTTTAACATGTTTTGAATATCATCATCACTATATTTTTCAATCTTACCAATTTTTGAAATTCTAGGATTATGTACTTTATTAGCTTGATTATAAATAGCTGTTAATTGGTCTTTATACTGTTTTATGATTGCTGTTGCTGTTGCCTTATCTTTTGCAGATGCTGTACTAGATGGTGATGTAGCTTTAAGAGCCTCTTGATAATCTCCACCTAATTGTTTATCAAGCATTGTTTTAGCATCATCAATATCTTTAGCTTTAAGCGCCAATGCTTGGTTAAACGTGCCTTCACCAGCTGTATCAGATTTACCAGCCAATGCAGCTTCAACACCATATTGACCTTTAGTCCTAGCAACGTCCATATTAGTAGTGTACTCGTTTCTAGCTTTGTAACCTTCCATACCAGCCACGTTTTGTTGCGCTATATTTGCGTTATTAGCTTCGCCTACTTTAGTAATATGGTCTATGTACTCTTTACGTGCCGCTTGGTACCCTACTTTGTCGCCAGCCATCTGAGCTTGAATCATAGCATTCTTGGCATCTTGAGCGCTATATGTTTCTTTACGGATAAGCGCTTCGTTGTTACGGATATCTTTGAGAGCTGGAGCATATGCTTCATTAAACCCAGTAATGCCTGCACCAATACCCATAAGACCTGGTTTGTTAGCGTTCTCAAAAATCCTACCCGATGCTTGAAGTAATGCAAGACCTTTAGCTGTATCTTTCTGACCTACTAAATCTTCTTTCTGTTTTGCTACATCTGCCATACGCTCTTCAAAAAAGTTTTTAAATCCCATCTTCTCTTCTTTTTTGCGCTGTATATCTGCATAACTTTCTTCTGTATACGGTTTGCCTTCCGCGTCTAGACCTTGTGCACTAAGTTTATCTAGGTATGAGTAATCTAAACTAGTAGGCTTGTAATCTTCTATAGGAGAACCGCCCTTAGAAAACGATATAATCCCGCCCTGCGCAGCTGATACTACTGGTAGATTGGTTGGTGCAGTGACAATACCTTGCGCTGCATTTTGTGCCATCATGTTAGCCGCTTGAGAATCTCTTAAATTATCTTCTTGAATAGCTTTACCTAGAGATGGAGGTATAGTACCGTTCTTGATTACTTGCTCTAATTGTTTTGGGCTTAAGTCTTCAGCCATGCTTTGACGATTAGCTAGGCTTGTGATGCCACCACCTTTGTAAGACTTAACTGTACCGCCTTCGGCTTTCATTAGCTGTGATACACCAGCGATACCAGTTCCTATACCAGCTAGCGTATTTAGACCTGATGGACTTGCTTGGTAAGACTGCGTTGTTGTAGACTGCATTGGTAAGCCGCGTAGTAAGTTGCTAATATTACCAAGTTGCATCATTGGGTATTGCTGTGCAGTAGCGTAATTCTGAATTGCTTGATTAATCTTTTGTTGTTCAGCGGCTTGTAGTTGACCGCCGTACTGGTTTTGCATACCAATAATATCTTTTTGCGTATTGAACTGTTGTTGACCAAGCTGACCTAGTGCGCCAGCGGCTTGACCTAGTTGGTTGTAACCTTGAAGAGCAGCTTGTTGACCTTGTAGACCTAACTGATTACCTGACAAGATATTACGTTGTGCTGAGTCGTAAGCGTTTTGGTAGCCTGTACCAATCATTTGGTTCATTGCTGTGTTCATATTACGGTTATTTTCAGAAGCCATCAAAGCCTCACGAGAACCGCCAAACGCACCTGCCCTAGTAGCATTACCTTGTTGTTGTTGCCCTGTGATACCGTATTGACGACGTGATTCATCTAGTGCAGGGTTAAGTGCGTTTTGCAAATATGGATTCATGAACTGATTAACGGTTGGAGTACTTGTAGCCATACCAAAATAATTATTACCCGCTTGACCAGCTTGACCTGCTACACCTAACGAACCTAAACCTGCCATACCTGCCATCTGTGATGCTTGACCGTATTGACCTGGAGTTCTTAAGTTAGCTGCGCCTTGAAAAGATTGTTGTTGCATAGGACTAAACCCAGCAACATAGTTATCCATATTATTGCTGTATGGAGTGTAGCCTTTAAATCCGCTTACTGTGCCATTAGGGTTAAATGTATATACTTGTTGTTGTGCCGCGCCAAGCATTGACTCTACATATGGTTGTACGTATTCAGGTAAGTTTGAGTTTTGAACTGTAGTATTAGTTGGACCTGGGTCTCCGCCACCACCGCCGTAAATACGACTTTTATCAGCTTTTAACTGAGTAGCAGAGTTACCTAAAGGCTCTCCCAATGCATAAAGTTCACGTCTTGAATAACTCATATTAATTTCTCCACTACTGTTTCAGTAGCAACAAGTCCAACTTTTTGTCTATACAATCTAACTCTTGCCCCAGAAGCATACGCCCTAATTTTAGTAGCGCCTTGCGCTTTAGCCCATGCAACTACTTGGTTAAATGTTTCTTCATCCACAATACACCTACCACCTACAGTAGTCATCGTTGCAACCCTGTGATTAGGGAATGAACTTACTTGAATTGTAGCCGCCCCTATAACTTTTTCATCTTCTACTGCTACTAATAAAGTTTGTGAGCCATTAACTAACTGCGTCTTTAATTGGTCAACCGAGCAATCAACACTACCTAATGCTACGTCAACCGCAGACTTAATAAACGGCCCTACTATATCCCACATTTGATGAACGTGGATTGGACTTACGGTTTGTATTATTATCATTTAGGTATAAACTTTTCTGGTTTAATTTGTTTACCTTGAGCCTTTTTACCTGTTCGTGCAGTACGCACTTTGTCCATCATTTTATATAAGTGTTTAGCGCCTGCATCTGTTGAGCCATTACCTAAGTGACTGACTACGTCAGCTGGAACTACAAACTCACCATCTGCTAAACGTGCTGGCTGTCTACCCCCGATAGTAGCTGGAATATTATCTGACATACCATCACCAGGACCTTTTAACAATCTTGGGTTACCCCCTGCAGCATATCCGCCAAGACTATATCCAGCGATACCACCCTGTGCTTTTTTCTCTACTTCTCCAGGTTTTGGTGCTGGTGGAGCATATGGAGTCTGACTCATTACTTGGCTAAATACTCGGTTAAAGTCTTGTGGGGCTACACCTTGCATCATTGCATCATATGCTGGAGAAGCTACTGACTGCGCCGCAACCGCTGCTGTATTAGGGTTATAGTCTGTCATTGGTATTTGTTGAGCTTGTTGGTATACTTCAGGTCTAGCTTCAGTTGCTTGGAAGTTTGAACCTAAATTACCTCCACCCATTTTACCACCTATACCACCCATATCACCATCTACAGGTCTTCCATCTGCGCCTATATACTGACGACCATTATTACCACCCATCACACTACTCATTGTATTCATCATAGGAAACCCACTTTGAGTATAGTACTGTCCTTTTTGCGGGTCATAGTATACTTGACTTCCTTGCCCTGCACTACCACCAAAAGCATAACTAGCAACGCCACCTTCAGCCATTTTCAATGGAGAACCCATATTTGGTTCAGTTGGTGTTTCATAAGTTGAATTAACTTCTTGTGCACTTATTGGCATTTGGCTCGGTGTCGCATACTGCGTTGTATCTAATCTACCTTGTGGGTAACCCATGTTGCCACCCATACCGCCTTGTGCTAGTGCCGTAATACCACCTTGTGCATATGATTGCATTGTTCCGCCCTCAGCCGCATATTTAGCGCTGTAGTATGGGTTAGGAGTTTGAGGGATATACGGTGTAAAATTATCAGGGTCGTAACCAGCTAACGGGCTTTCTTCTTCCTCTTCTAACTTAGGAATTTTTCTAGGTTGCATAAGACCGTATGCCCCGCCTAAACCCGCTGCCGTTATTTCTGGGTTATCTGCCGCAAAATTTAAAGCTTTAGCAGTAGTACTTCCTGGCGTAGCGTCTGCGTAATCTCTAAGCATTTGGAAAGAATTACGATTTGTAGCTGGTGTAAGTGCATTAAGCCCTTGAGAAGCTTTTACTGTATCCGCAAATGTTTGAGTTGGTGGTAAGGATACAGATTGACCAAAAGTGCTAAGTCCTCTTGGGTCAACTAATTTACCAGTAAAATCAACCCCCGTAGTACCTAAACCTTGAGCAGTATTAATTCCGCCTATATTTTGTGTAAGACCTGTAAGACCTTGATTAGCAGCTATACTTGGTTGAACAGTTGCTAGCGCTACATCATCTGCAATGCCAGCTCCCGCATTAATAGTATTTGTAACAGCTGGTGTAATTGCATTTTGTGCAGCTTGACCTGTCGTACCTACCGCAGCGGCACCTGCCTTACCCATCACAGCACCTGTAATACCCGACATTGCCCCGCCAGAAATACCGCCAAGTAAAGCACCTTCTAATACATCCTCACCTGTCGCTAAAGATTTAGCACCGCCAAAAGCCGCACCAATAAGCGCAGCCTCGCCGATACCTCCACCGACGTTATATCCTGGATGTTTTAAAACGCCTATGTTAAATTTAGAGCTAAACATAATTTAAACCTTTATTAATTTAGTTGTATGTTATCATGTATTAAACCGTTGTACCAGTAGCATCTACCCAGTTAGTGCCGTCCCACCAGATAGTAATGCTATTAGTTTTTCCATATATAATCCTAAATGGTAGTGTACCCGTCAACTTCAATTACGCCTGTAGCACCTTGCATACCTGTTGTGCCAATAAGTTTTAATTGAGTTTGGTTATTAGTTGTAACTTTAAACTGAGGGACTGGCGGAGTCCAATTAATAAAAGTATTTAAGGCTTGTGTTTGTGCATTAAAAGCAGGGATGTATCGTGCATCGTTGTCAGAATCACCTAATTTAAGACCAGTAAAAACAGTAGCATTAGCTGTTAAATACAATCTTACTGCTAAAGGTACAAACCCAATAGGAAAAGTTAATGTTGTAGTTCCAGAAGTATAAGTTCCATCAAATACATACTGTCTAGTGTATCTGTATTTTCTTAGGTCAATACCTTGAAATAGTGTGCTAATTTGCGCTGAACCAATTGCAGCGTTATTATTGCCTGAGTTAGATGCACCTAAAACAAATAGGTTACTGTTAAAAGCAAAGTTATTTGTAGGCGTAGTTAATTTTAAGAACGTAGTATCTAAACTAGAGTTTCCATCAATGTTAGCAGGATAAGTGGATACAGGCTGAGTTCCTGCAAGTGCGGCTTGATTGCTAAACCAAATGCTAGTATCGTTAGTTAAAAATTTATTGCCTACAATGTATTTACATCCAGCACTAACAGGGTTGATTTTTGTTGATGGAGTTAATGCGTAAATACCTGCGCCTGAACCACTATTAGTCAAAGACTCAAAACTACACCCTGTAACTACTAATTGCGTTTCATCGTTACAAGAAATACCTATTTGTCCATCAGCAAGCGTACACCCAATAACTGTTAAATCACCGCCAGTTCCGTCCATTATCCAAGAAATACCCGTAGTACAAAAATCAAAAGTACAACCAAATAATCTTGTTTGTCCGCCAACTTGTCCTGAAGCACCTTTGGCAACTAATAGCCCTGTAGTGTTGTAATTAAACTGACAGTTAATAAATTTATTTAAGTACGCAATACCAGTAAAATTAATGCCTGCCGTAAAATGCTTAATAATTACATTAGTAAATGAATTTTCACGAATATGGAATACACCGCTATTAACTGTAGTATCTACACCAACGCCTTTAGCCGCATAAGATGATGTTGAAGGACCTTGAATACAGATATTTTGAAAGTTTACGCCGACAATACCGTACTGACTAAACGCATAGTTAGCTAATGTAGCTACTAATGTAAACGCGTTAGCAGCAGTATTAGTTTGAATAACGTATGAACCTAAAGAATTAAATGCGGAGCCTGGGCCGTTACCTAATACCGTAATAGGTTTATTAATTGTAATTGCTGAAGTTAATTTATAAGTACCAGGTGGAAAGTATATGTTGCCACCAATAGACGTAGCGTTTACCGCAGCTTGAATAGCTGCCGTGTCATCTGTTGTACCATCACCTGTTGCACCGTAGTCTTTAACTGAAATAATCTCAGCATTGGAAATTACTGATGCTTGTGTAAAGTTATCTACCTGTGCAAAGTATAACCGTAGTGCATTGGAGAATTGGTCTTGATATTGTTGACTGTATTCAACAGGCCCAATTGGTAAGTTTGGTGCTTTGGAAGCACGGAGCGGTATGTTCTTTTCATCTGCCATTATCTGCGCCCATCTGGTCTAATATCAATACGTGGATTACCTAACTGCCATGCCACGCCAAGTCCTGTTGACTCAATACGGAAAGCTAACTGACGCCCACGCAGACGGGTATATACTTGCCCTGTAAATTCTTGAATATTATAAACTTGTGAACTTGCGTAGTTATCTATACTTGTTACTGTAGGGCTATCTGCTTGTGAATATGGAGCACCTGAGTTTGCACGAGGACGCACTGTCATTGTTACGGTAGCATTGTTTACTGTTGAGCCGTTAAAGTTAATATCGGGTAGTATGCGCCACACAAAACCAAAGTTATGCCCGTCAGCAATATCAAAATCAGACGATTGAATATAAGCATAAATAGGCTGTGAGCTGTCTCCAGCATTGTCATCTACTGAAGACTCATGGTATAAAATGCGGTTATTATAATCAGCAGCCATAGGGTACTGGCGAATACCTGAATCTAACCAAGCTGTGCGCGCCATGTTTCCATAGTACCAAACACGGTCTACATAGTTATAGATGACGTACTTATCAATTGTTGTGCCTGAACTAGAATCGCTTACATAGAACCACCAGATTTCATTATAGCCTTCGTTAGTTCCAGAAAATACTTGGAACGCTTGGTCTTTATTAATATCATTAAAGATGTACTGCTGTAACGAGCATGGTAAAGTCTCAACTCGACCTGAATACATATAGAACTTATCAGTACCCATCCAGTATGTAACGTTGTTTACAGTAATCATAGAATTAGGTGACATGACAGAAATGTTATCCATCAAGATATTAAAGCCCCATACGTAAGGCGCCCCCAGGTACTGCATAGAGTAAATTGCTGAGTCAGTCCATATTAGAATTTCTTGCCGTGTTGCACGGGCTCCCATAATAAATGAGCCATTAGTTAATGCAAATTCACCCGCTTGGTTTGTAACTGACGGTACCCATTGATTTGGGTCTAGTTGGTCTGACCATCGAACTAACATTGGATTAAAAGCTGTAGTGGGGGTTCCTGAAACGTATGGGTTGGCACCCATTGCAATCACAAACTTTTGAATCGCTGAAGATACTATTTGATTGGTTTGTGTTGGTACATATGCACTGCTAGCTAAAGTGGCTAATAATTGTGCTCTACTGCTTACGCCTGTAGAAGCCTCCCAATAATAAATAGCTCCCCCACGAGGCGCAATTACC